ATCAGATAGTAATTAGAACTGTTTTTAAACCATCTCTATACACTAAAACTTTTTTTCTTAAATTTAAGGTTTTAAACTGTTAAATCATGTAGAATTAGTGTTTTGTACTACAAAACTTGTAGAAGACTTAAATTCTAAACCATTTGCATACACCAAAACTTTTTTTTCTATGTCTTTTTTGCTAATTTTGAGGGTTTGTAGTGCAGAAAAGGGGTTTCTTCAAAATTTTTTTCAAATTTTCAAGTTGTTCGAAAGTTTTAACTACGCTATGATTGGATTTACTCTTAAGAAGGAGGGTAGTTTGTATGGGAATATTAAAGGATGATGGTACACCGACTAAGAAAAGAGGTCCAAGACCTGGTACTACAGGTAAAGTAGCATTGCTCAAGCAAAGAATTACAGGTCATGTTGCTGCTGCATATAATGCTACAAACCCTTCTGATCCTGTTATTGGACTGTACAAACAATCCGTTATTGTAGCAAAATTGAATGAACACAAAGGAAAACTTAGTTCAACTGCTAATTCATTGGGCGTTACTTTAGCTACAATACAAGGGTATATTAAGAAAAGTAAGAAGTTGCAGGAGTGTTTAATTACTTTTAATGAAGTTGAACTGGACAATGCAGAAGAGAAGTTACAAAAGCAGATAGAGAAGGAGAACCTTGCTGCTATCCAGTTTTACCTCAAATGTAAAGGGAAAGACAGAGGTTGGACAGAAAAGACAGAAATGTCGATTGAACTGTCTAAGCCTATTACGTTTAGATATACTGTAGCAAAAGCTGTGGAAAAGAAAAAGAAGTAATCCTTATGGGACGAGCAACAGGCAGACCACATGGCAGACCAGGGAAATATGTTGGTAATAAAGTATCTCCGAACATAACTATTACTGATGTGTTCATGCAGAATAAACAGTCGAAAGCAATTGTTCTTGCTAATAGAGGGGGAGCTCGTTCATCTAAATCGTATTCTATTATTCAGTTACTTGTAGAGAGGTTCTTCGGTATTCCTGGAAGACAAATTCTAATGCTCAGGAAAACACTTCCTGCATTAAGAAAATCTACATATAAAGATACTATGAGCTATATAGAAAGGTTAGGTCTTTCTGGTAAAGTTATTGAACACAAACAGGACTTAACACTTGATTATGGTACTTCAACTATACAATTTGGTTCTTTGGACGATCCTACAAAGATTAAATCTACACAATGGAATGACATCTTTATGGAGGAAGCTACAGAATTTACTTATGAGGATTTCGTTATTCTTCGTACTCGACTTTCTGCTCCTGTTCATAAAACTATTCCGAATCAATTGTACATGGCTTTTAATCCTGAAGATGAAAATCATTGGATTAAAACAAAAGTAATTGAGGAAATGAATGATGTTCAAGAAATAATTTCAAACTATAAGTTCAATCCATTTTTAACTCAAGAATACATCAAAGTATTACTTGATCTTCAACAACAAGATCCAAATTACTACAGAATTTATACTTTAGGAGAGTGGGGAAGGCTTGAAAATCAAATCTACAGTAATTGGGGGAAAATAGATTACTGGACAGTTAACCCTGATGAAACTATTTATGGGATAGATTTCGGGTTTAACAATCCTTCAGTTCTTGTAAAAGTAGCAATAAAAGACATGATTGCTTGGATTGATGAGTTAATTTACCAACCTGGGTTAACTAATCCAGAATTAATTTCTGCTGTTTCTAAACAAGTGTCGAATGAAGATAAAAGAAGGTGTTATTTCTTTGCTGATTCTGCGGAACCAGACAGAATAAAAGAGTTTGAAGATGCAGGTTTTAATATTATTCCAGCAGAAAAAGATATTCATGATGGAATAGATTCAGTTAGACGATATAAACTGAACGTTATGGATTCTGCAACTAATATTTTAAAGGAAATTCGTTCCTACTCTTGGAAGAAAGATAGAAAGACTGAACGAATTCTTGATGATCCAATTAAATTTAACAATCACGCTATGGATGCAATGCGTTATGCACTTCATACCTACACAAAAGAGTATTGTAACTTTGGTCCAACTGTGAGGTTTTTGTAATTGGTATCAAATTTGCAAATATTAATATTACCATTATTAATAAGGAGAGAATTTTATGATGGATGCAACACCAAAATATTTTACAATTTGGGATAGGTTGAACGATGATGATAAGCTCAAAATAATTACTAAGTTTGGTGAGGAAAAATTTGACATCAGAAAAGAAGAAGTACAAAATTATCTTTTAACTAATAAATTTAAACCTAAAGTCAAAGGAAATGTGGTAACAAAATAATGCCTACTCAAATTTGGGACATGATTATGTGGTGTGGCATTTTGGTTGTTGGGATTAGTAGTGTGGGATTTTGGGTCCAACGCATTATTAATTTTCTAACTATTGATTTAAAGAAAGAAGAAACTAATGAATAGACTGGATAAACTACGGGTTGCTTCCAATGTAATTAAATCGGGAGCTGGTTGGGATGCAATATTTTTAAAAAATTTGCAAATGCCAATTGGGGATGATGTTTTAACTGATCCTTATTACAAATCTGATTTAGTCTATGTTTGTATTTCAACAACTGCAAAAGCAATTGCTCAAGTACCTTTGACTGTTGTTGTAAAGAAGGGTAAAGATTGGATTACAGTTCCAGACCAAGACCCCCTTCAGAAGTTATTAGACAATCCAAATACAGCTAATCCTACCCAATTTGATTTCATTAGTGCAATAATAAGTAATTTGTTATTGTCTGGTCATGTTTGGATTTTGCCGTTTCCTCCAGGATCGAGACAATATACAGCTTTGTGGGTTATAACAAAGGGGAGTATGGAACCTGTTATAAGTGATAATTCAAATCAGTTAGAAGGATGGCTTTACAAACCTAAGCAGGAAATAAGAGGTATTCCTTTAAAAATAGATGAAGTTGCTTCAATTAAGTTTTTTAATCCAAAAAGCCCGTTTCTTGGTATGGCACCGATTGAAGCTGGCAGATTACCAATTAGAACAGATTACAAAACATCAATTTATAATGAAAAGTTTTTTGATGAGGGAGCTGTTCCTGGTGGTATTCTGTCAAGTGAGAATAGAATTAATGATAGTCAGTTTGCCAGAATAGAAAAACAGTTTGAAGATAAGCATAAAGGATTTCAACAAGGTCATAGATTAGCAATTCTGGATAATGGATTAAAGTTCACGCAAACGGGGCTGTCTCAAAAAGACATGATGTTCCCTGAATTGAAGAAGATGAACAGAGAATCCATTTTGCAGATTTTTGGAATGAAGAAAGTTGTTGTTTCTATTACGGATGATTTGAACTTTGCTACAGCTACAACAGAACGAAAAGAGTGGTGGCAAGGAACGAATTTACCTTTGATGGGAATGATTGAAACTGCATTAACAGCAGTTATTTTTAAAAATGATGTTACTCATAAAATAATTTTTGATATATCCAATGTCGAAGCCCTTCATGCAGATTTTAAAGATAAAGTAGATACTGGTGATAAGTTGTTTAAAATGGGTTATGCTGCAAATGAAATTAATGCTCGTTTGCAGTTGGGGTTTGATTCTAAACCCTGGAGGAATTTTTGGTATGTTCCATCAAATACAGTTAAAGTCCTTCCTGATGGTACCATTGATTTGATGGGAGTAAACCCAGCATTAGGGCCTCAGAATGCTCCTAAAGTAGAACCTGTTGTACCTGAAGAACCGAAAAAGTCCAAAGAAGAACTCGTTGTACCTGAAGAGCCGAAAGCAGTAATGATTAAGGATGGTTTTACATTTGAGGAAGAAGAAGCGGCTGGGAGAAGGTGGAGGGAGATTGTTGGAGGAATGGAATTGATTCAATGGGAATTTGAATCAAAGATAAGGAGAGTTTTCTTTGATATGAGAAAGAAAACTCTAAAACTTTTGAACATCAAAGCTGCAAAAGATGTTGAAACTGAAGAGTATATGGACGAACGTAGGGATTTAATCGTTTTCACAGTTCCAATATACGAAAGAGCTTTACGTTATGGAGCATTAACGCTTGCAGCAGAGATTGATGTAAGTTCAAGATTTAATTTAAATGATCCACAAATTATCAGTTATTTAGTTAACACTCCCCTTAAATTAACCAAGGTTATTGACACGGTTAAAAATGATATACGAAAACAATTACTTTTGAGCATGGCAGCAAGTGAAACTATCGAACAAATTGCTGGAAAGTTCAGAGGAGTATTTGCAAGTGCTACAAAACGAGCAATGACAATTTCAATAACTGAGATTAGCAGAGCTTTAAATTATGGCAGAAGTATTGAAATGCAGAAATCAGAATATAAAATGAAGATTTGGTTTACCGCATTGGATGAAAAAGTTAGGAGAACACATAGGCAAATGCACGGATTAAGTATTCCTATTGGGCAATCATGGGTATTAGGAAGTGGTTCCACTTTACGTTTTCCTGGCGATCCAATGGGCGCAGCTTCAGAAACCATTAATTGCCGATGTGTTGAATATATCAACATAAAATCATAGGAGGATAAAATGTCTTACAAAATTTTAGATAAAGAAGGCGTACCGTTACAGAAAGATGGGAAACAACTTTTTGCTTCAGACCGTGTTGGATTGGTCAAATCTGTAGATATGGAAACCAGAATTCTTGTTATTACAGGAACAGATGAATCTCTGGATAGAGACGGGGATGTAATTAGTGTTAAAGGATGGGTAATGGATAGTTTTTTGAAGAATCCTGTTTTTCTTTACGCTCATGATTATCATTCTGTTCCTATTGGTGCAGCTGTTAAAGTTGTTCGTAGAAAGAATCCTGACCGACTTGAATTCCATGAAAAATTTCCGTCAAAAGGGATTTATCCTTTTGCAGATATGATTCTGGAACTTTTTAGGGAGAAGATTCTTAATGCGTCCTCTGTTGGATTTATCCCTATTGAATGGGAGCCATTGGATAAAGAAACAGATCCTAATGGCTGGAACGGGAGAAAGTTTGTCAAACAGGAACTTTTAGAATTGTCTGCTTGTCCCGTTCCATCAAACCCTTCAGCTATTCAAACCGATGCTTATATTAAGGCATTTAATGGAAAGAGTGCTTTAGAAGTAATTGAGGAGTTAAAAGGGCAAGTAAAAGAGGAAGATGTTTTAAATGAATTGTTACTTGGAAAAGATATTGAGTTTGAAGAGGAAACAGTAAAAGTACACCAAGTTCCTAAAAATTTTGAATTGGAGGAAAAAGAAATGGAAGAGATAAAAGAAACTTTGTTGGCATTATCACTAAAACTTTCGGATATTCAGGAAACGATGAGTGATAAGGTATCCGTCGCAGCAACCTTAGAGAAACTTTCTGAGATTGATGGGAAACTATCAGGTCTTCAGGAATTTATCAATAAACAAGCGCCCAGTCCAATTGACAATGGGGCTACCGAAACAGTAGAACAAGGACTTTCAGAGGAAGATGCAAAAGTTGTTAAAACTATAACCGAGGCTTTAAAAGAAGCGATAAAATCGCTAAATCCCTAAAGGAGATTAATAATGAATAATCCGATTAAAGAGTTAGAAGGTTTGGTAAAAGATTTGGCCCTT